TCAATCTGTTCTAGTACTTATTAATCCTATGAAAGTTGTAGGTATAGGTGAACATAAAGGTAGATGTTTTGAGTATTTACCAATCATGACTGTACCTAGAGAAGAGGCTACAGAAATCTTACACGATGTTAGTTTCAATACTTTAGAATTAGATGAAGATTATGCAATACGTGAGTTAGAGTCTCTTGAAGCTAAAGTTCAAGAAGGTTTTGTAGCAGAGAGTTCTAAGTATGAATTCAACTTGCCACATATATCAATGTCTGAAATTCGTAATATTGCTAAATCATTAGATGACATGCGTTTAGATATTAGTAAGCGAGTAGTATCAGTAGATTAATTAATTAGGGGAGCATCATATTTTTCACTAAATTTGTTGTTCCCTTTTTAATAAAAATATTATGGCAAAGAAAATAGTAAAAAAGTCTAGAGTACCGAAAACCAGAAACGCTGGCACAATGACAGAATCCATGTTTTGGTCTATGTTAAGAAGTGCACTTAGACAAAAAAGTAGATGGTGGAAACCAATTGCTGAGTGTAAAAAGTTAGCTCAAAGAGCATACAAAGGTCCTAACAAAAGACAGAAGTGGGAATATGAATGTAGTAAGTGTAAAGCTTGGTTTAAAGCAGACGCAGTTAATGTAGATCATATAGAACCTGCAGGAAGTTTAAACTGTTCAGAGGACTTAGCTCCATTTGTAGACACACTTTTTTGTGAACAAGAAAACTTACAAGTACTTTGTAAGACTTGTCATGATGAAAAAACACAATTAGAAAAAAAGTTAAAGCAATTTAAAAAGAAGAAAAATGGATAAAGAATTATTAAGACAAATAACTCAACCAAGTCATTATGACTCACTGAATACATTAGATGTAATAGACTTTTGTCACCAGTATAATATTTCCTTTTCGAGAGGTAATGTGGTTAAGTATCTCACTAGAGCAGGTCGTAAAGACAATGAGTTAGAAGATTTAAACAAGGCTTTAGAATACTTAACTAGAGAAATTAAACATGTTAAAAATCGTACATTATGAGACAGATAACAGAAGATGCATATTCTGCATTTAAGTCAAGGAAAAAATTTAGATTATCAAACACTGAAGTTAGGGTTCATGATGACGTAGTTTATTTATTATTACATGATAATGAAATAGCTAAGCAAACAAAGAATGGTTTATTTTTATCTCACGCTGGATGGCCTACTAATACAACAAGAGAAAGGCTTTCTCCTTTTGTAAATAAAATAAGAAAATGTAAAGGGGACATTATAATAGAAGAAAAAGTTAAACTAACTAATAATTGGACACATTATGATCAAAGGCGTTAGAACAACAAGTATACAAGAAGTTGATATAATCGTTAGAGAGGTTAAAAATATGCCTTCAGAATATGACAACACAGAAAGAGTATTGATAATAGATGCTGATAGTATTATGTATTTTGCATCACACTTTCCTGAAGACTCTCTGATGGAGTTTCCAACAGAAGAAGAAAGAATAGAAGAAGCTAAATATAGAACTAGAACTAAGTTAGAAGAGATTCATAACAATATAGAAGAGTTTTATAACATACAAGAAACTTTTATATTTGTAAGAGGTCGTGGTAACTTTAGATATAAACTTTATCCTGACTATAAGTCTAACAGAAAACAAAAGAATGATCTTATACCAATAATATCACTTTACATGTTAGAAGAATTAAATGCTATACCATCTATAGGAGCTGAAGCTGATGATTATGTATATGACGCTTATTTGTTAAGTGAAGGTAATTGTGTTGTAGCAGCTATAGATAAAGATGTGCTGTATAATTGTCCTGACGTACCATTCTATAATTATAGAAGTCATGGAAATACTCTAGGAGAGTTTAAACATATCTCTAAGGAAGAAAGTAGATTAGCTATAGCTTCTCAAGTGGTAATAGGTGACAGTGGTGATGGTATACCTGGGGCTTACAGAGTTGGTAAAGCGTGGTGTAGAGATAACATGCATCTAGGAATGACAGACTATCAATTTACTAAAGCTATATTTAGAGCGTATCTAAAAGCAAGCGGTGGTAATGGTCAGATGGCTAAAGAACAGGCTAGATTAAATTACAGTGTATTAAAATTATACACACAGGATGAACTTAAAACAATTAATAAACGCTAATGAAAAAAACAATAACAAGTATATTTATGGTACCCACTCTAAAAGTACCGAAAGATTCATTATTAAATAATGAATTTGTAAATGCCTATATTAGTGATGTAGATAGAGATATACAGTACCCAGATTCTGTATATCTTTTATTTCTACCTAAAGATATAGAGCAATTTAGAGAATTTCTAGATGATGAATATGATAGAACTGAGTCTGTTATAGATGATTATGATTATCCAGATGGATATGTAGTAATAGTATATAAACTAAATCCTAACTTTAAAGAAGATTTTAGTCTTGTTAAAGAAGGTAAATATTCTGAAACATCAAAGAAATTTCAAGAATTATTCTCAAGAGTAGTAAAGATTAAAAAGAATGGCCTTCATAAAGATCAAGTGTCTTTGCAATATAGAATCTTCAACAAAACAGAAGATATGATTAAATATTGGGAAGATAAGATTGGTATTGAATGGTCTAAAGATCTTGAAGTATGGGATGGCTTTGATATAGCAAAAGAAACATTAAACATTGAATTAATAACAAATAATGAATTAGTATGAAAACAATAGAAATTTTAAAACAAAACGAAAATGCTAAAAAGTATATTAAAGAATGGTTTTTAGATAAATTAGCAACCAATATAAAAAACTTTAAACGTGATGAAAGCTTTAAGCAACTTATATCTAAGACAACAGTGACAGACGAACAAATAGAAACTGTTGTTTCAGAAGCTCCTAGAAATATATTAGACTTATTAGACGATAAAGGTGTATTAATAAGTATAAAAGTAGATGATGAAAGTTTTTCAGGTAACATATATAACAGCCGCACACAAGAAAAGGTTACTATTAACAAATGTAATAGTAGAAAAGAATTTGATCTATTAGCAGTAAATAAAGCACTACCTATACTTGAGGAAAATCTTGTAGCTGCTCAGAGTCAGGAAGTTATAGAGGATGAAAAAAAAGAGGATGAATAATGAGAACAATTGGAAAAATTATAGTAGATTTGCTATCCGACAATCAAATTTCAGCAGAAGAAGCTGATTTAATTATCACCAATCTTTCAGACAGTAAAAGACCTTCAGGATATCAACCTGAACGGACTTCTAGTCCCTATTGGTATCAAACAACAACATAATTATGAGAACAATAAAAGAATTCAATGACTCTTATGAGTTAGTTTGTGATGGAGGAGGTCTTTCAATAGAAGTTCCTGCTGTAGTTCAGTTTTTAAATGTAGCTTTTTCTGACTTTTTAAAAGTAGATGGTTTTAGATACAAACAAGTGTCAACTATTCGTGGGATACCTAGAGTAGAAACAAACCTGACTGAGATAATGCCATATGTAGGTCATGTTATACACAGCGAGCTAGAAGAAAAGATATCTTTAATTCTAAAAGTAGAATTTGAAATAGAGGAAAGATTGAGATCCATAAACTTAGATAAAAACGGTAAACCATTATCAATATGAACAAAAACATTTTTATGCAAAGGGTAAATATTTTACCTTATGAATACCCACAGTTATTAGACTACAAAGATGCAATAAGACATTCTTATTGGATTGATACAGAATTCAACTTTACAGAAGACATACAAGACTTTAAAGTAACAATCTCTTCTGAAGAGCGTGACGTTATCAAGAAGACTATGCTTGCAATTGCACAAATAGAAGTTAATGTAAAAACATTCTGGGCTGATATGTATAAACGTATGCCTATTACAGAGGTGGGTGATGTAGGAATGACGTTTGCTGAGTCAGAAGTTAGACATAAAGATGCTTACGCTAGACTGTTGAGAATATTAGGTTTAGAAAAGGAATTCCAGAACGTTATAGAAGTGCCTGCAATAGAAGGTAGACTTAAGTACTTAAAGAAATACTTAGACGGTACACGCTCTAGAGATAATAAGATGTACACTAAATCTGTACTATTGTTTTCACTATTTATAGAGCACGTAAGCCTGTTTAGTCAGTTCTTAATTATGATGAGCTTTAACAAAGAAAAGAATGTACTAAAAGGTATATCTAATGTTGTTGAGGCTACCAGTAAAGAAGAAGAGATACATGGTAACTTTGGTGCTGAGATTAT